TAAGCGGGGATCGTCTTCCCGATGGAGAGCTTCATGAAGTCCTGAACCGTCTGCTCATCCACCAAAACGCCGTGCCCCTTGGCTTCACCCACGGTCAGAATCGAAACATCCTGAAGCCCCTTCTCGGTCGCTTGGGCGAACTCGATGTGAGAAAAGCAAATGTGTTCTGGCGTCATTGCTGATTCTCCGTTGGGTCAACTTCGTCCCCGTCGTCGGATTCTTCCGGGTCGTCCATTTCCCCATCCATCTCCTCATCCGTCTCATCTACTGGCGGACCGGCTTGGGTTTGGGCGGGGGCTTGCGGCTGGATCTGAATCCCCGCGTCCTTCAGTTTCGCACGCTCCTCCTTCAAGGTCGCAATGTGGGTATCAAGGTCCATGCCCTGCTCCCCGAGAATGTCCGTCATCGTCGTAAGGCCGGCTTGGTAATCCGCTAGGTCAGCCTTGGCATCGCGGCCGTAATCGGCGGTCATCCGGGCGGGCAGCGTGAATCTCCACGCATACCATTCGTCATTGGGTGGCAGCATCCCCTGCTTGATCGCCTTCGCTACCGCATAGCCAACGCATCGCTTGGCAATGGGGCGAAGTAAGTCTTGGCGGTCCTCAACCGCCCGCATGGCCTTAGCGAGCAAAAGGCGAACATTAGCGCCCCCAAGTTTTGAAGCGTCCCACGTTAATTCATACGGCCACCCGGCTCCAACACAGGCGTTGCGGATAAGCCGGTTCATGAACTCGTCTAGCTGAACGCTCGGACGATCGTTCTTAAGCTGCTCAATCTTGGAGCCGCTCGAGGCCCGCATGTATTTCACGTTCCCCCCACCGGGGATTTGCTCGACGGTCACAGTCGGCAGCGGCTGAGACCCGATGAAAGATTGCCCGCGAAGGATGGATTGAGGATCTAGATTCGGAGCGCCCGTCTCATTCCACTCGATTAGCCCAACCGAAGACATGAGTTCTGCGGCAATTTTCTCGTAACCCTGAATCTGTCGGAGGTCTTTGAGGTCCAGCAGGGCGTGCATGAAGCATGGGAATCCCCTGATTTGGTCCGCCCATCTCGGATCGAATACCTGAATAAGATTTTGGGCCGAAATGTAGGTATCGTCGTCCGGCAGTTGCCCAAGGACATGATAGGCGACGGGCTGCCCAACATCGTTGGAAACAACCCCCTGAACGCAGCGGAGTCCCTTGTAAGGGCCGTTCTCGATTACGAAATTGGTATTGTTCCGGTCGCCAATCATGTGCGCCGGGAGGAGTTGAATCTGGGGCCAACCGTCCTTTGATTCGGTCAAGTAAACGTAAACCTCACCGTCCCGGTCCACGGAGACTGACTGAAGGAATAGGTCGGTCTTGAAGTCGAACATGGGGCCGCGAGCGTCGGCCATCGGGTACCACATTTCGTTTACCCACTTCTCTGCCTGCGCTCCCCACTCAGCATCTTTTCCGCAAAACTTGGCGTTCCATGCCCGCCCGACAGAATAGGTGGCCTTGTCGTCGATTGCCCCCGTCACGGGCCCCAGATTGCAATAGAGCTTCCGCGAGTCGGAAAGCAGCATGAACCAATCATATTGATTCACCTCCTGCCCAATCGTGTTGATCGAAAGCACCTCCCACGGACGGCGATACCGTTCACGCCAGTTGGCGGCGTCCACAAGATAGGACAGGGCCGTGGTCTCGCCCTGTGGCTTCCGCTGTAAGCCAAACAGGTTTAGGAAACGGTCAGGCAGTTTCACCGCATGACCCCCCAAGTTGTAGAGGGGACGGAGGTCAGGCCGCACTCGAGGGCGCGCAACGCCAAATCCGCCGCCACCATGAAGTCGGCAATGGTTGTGCCGGGGACCGCCTGAAAGGTTACCGACTTACCGTTGACGGTGGTTGAGATAATGACACCGCCCTGCGCTGAGGCGGTGGTGACCTTTGAGGTAATCAGGTCGTCTAGGTATTGGCGGGGGTTCTGCGTCTTCTCTGCCTGACGTAGAAGGATGTTGGCTAGGATTCGGATCACCTTGCCATGGCCCCAAGAGTCAACCCCGCCAAAAAGTGAACCCCGACTCCAGCGACTAAGCCAGAATCGGGGTCACAACATGGACGCAGTTACCCGCGCACCATGCTACGCCAAAAAGTCAACGACTATGGAACGCATACAGACGCCACAACAATCTCATATCTTGAGAGCTGCCAACCTTTCGGACCCAATCCATCCTTATCGAAAGCCTCTTTGAGCGCGTCTAGTCCTCGCTCAAGACATTGTTCGTATTTTCCTCCGAGAACAGGCCCTCCATCCCGCATAATCATGGTGGGGATTTTTGAATCCTTCGGCTTATAGAGGGCTACGTAATAGAGTGTTTTCATGTCTTGAAGTGGGCCAAGTCGATCATGGTGATTTCCGGGGGGCGCATTTCCCCGGTCTTCCTGAGCGTGGAAAACTCCGCCTTCATGTCGTCGCAGATTGAAATCCCCGCCCGCTTCATGGAGTAGTGAACGAGGGTTTCCGGGTGAAGGGGCGCGCCCTCTGCAATCATTGCTGGGATATGATCGTAAGTGGTGAAGTATGCTTCTGCCGCCTTTGCTCCCAAAAGGGCGAATCGATCGTTCACGCCGCCGAACCTTCCCCACCATGGAGTTGAAGCAACCATATCCATGGTGGCGCTTTTTCCATAACGGAAACTTTCCGGCTCAAACGAGTGAAACCATAGATCGGGGCGAATCTGAATCACCAAGTCCGCTGGGTCGCCCGCCTCCTGATAAAGTCTCCACCCCTCCCGCAGCATCCATAGCTGACCAAGGACGGCTCGAGGATCTACGCTGATGTGGTAGGGCTCGTGCATGTAGGGTTGTCCTGGTTGCCATTCGTCGGGGCACCCCGCAGGAATTACCATTGCCGGCTGCTTGACGGTCCTTACTTCTACCACCCCCGGATAACGTTCCTTCAAAAGCTGTGCCTTATGGGCGTCTTCGTCTTCGTCCGTTACGATGTAATAAGAGGCGTTCGGGAAGTGACGCAGAACATGCCAACGCTGGTTTTCCAAGCAGCGTTCAAAGCTGCGCATTCCGCCTGAGTAGATAATGGCCGTGTTCATTCTAGTCCAGAAAGAGGGTTTTGAATTATTTTCCTAAGTGCGTTCATTTCCCGGTTGCATCTGGAGATGCGTTTTCTCTGGGATGCGATTAGCATATCCAATTCCTCATCTGCTTCTTTAACTTTTTCCCTGAGTCGACTGGCCCTAGACATGGCCAATTCTATGCGTCGATTTTCTTTTCGAGTAAGCGCGACGCTCTCCTTGCTTTTCCTAAGAATCATGTCGCTCACAAATACTCCTTCGCATCAGTAAACAGATGCGGTAATCAAGGTGATAATGGTTCTTGAAGGATTGCTTCACCGCGTCTTCGACTCCCCACCCCGGCTGCACGTTCTGGTAGTCGTCACCGGATACGATGGTGAATGGGTGGCAGAGTTTATGGGAGGCGCGGATCTGGCGATTGATCGACGCGAACTCATGGCTTGAATCCAAAAAGATAAGGTCGAAAGCCCCATTGGCTCCCTCCAACCAGTCCTTGTCGTCGGCCTTGATTAAGCGCACCTCATGATTGCTTCGCTGGTAGGCGGAAATGTTTTTGCTGGCGGTCTGCATGTCAGGGGGTGGGCAGTTGAAAGCCTCCTCCCATGTCATGTGGCGTTTCTCTTGGGGCCAGTCGTCGCAGGGCTCCGCGTTGAACTTGTCGATGCCGGTTATCTGGAGGGGGCGGCTCCCCGCCGCATCGCACATAAAGGAAATATCCCGCCCCAGATAGACGCCGACGATCAGGACGGACTTCGCATCCGGGAAAGCATCCATCCAAGATTTGAAAAACCAGTAGTGGCTACGATTCGACCACCCACGGATGTTCCGGGAAATGTCGTCGGCCCGATTCTGGAAATCAATCAGGTGTTTTTCGTTTTCGCCTAGGGCGCGGTGGAGTTGGTCAGCGGGGGTCATTTGAAAAAATGCGATAGAATCACTTTTAAGCACGCAATTAAGGCCACCCATATCAATGCAGCCCGAATGAAATACAGGAATTGTTTATTCATGTTTTATCTGACGGCATTGAAGCTTGAAGTTCAGATATGGTTAGATTTGGCACGCGTCCGATCATCGCATCACCGCCAAGATTGAACCCGTGAATTATCGCAAGCTCCATAGCGGAATCCACATATTTGGCCGCAATGCGCGTGACCCATGTTGGTGGCATGACGCTGATAGTTTCGTCTAAATATCTTAGCGGAATATCCCCCAGCGCGTGACTCTCATATTTTCCAAACCCGATTGTGATATTGCTATGCGTCGCAATAAACGCCCTTGCTGCATATCCAGCACGGATAACGGCGTCCGCAAAACCATCTCGGTCGGGTTTTCTATTTTCATCCATTGAGGGTTCAATTTCAAATTGTGTCTTCATGTTGTGGGGGCAAGATTAGCGGGCTTAGCCCCATTAGCGCCACTAGATTCCTGCTCGTCGTTTGTAATGACTGGGGCGGCAAGAATCCCCAGCATCATTGAAACGACCGTCTGCATGGCCTCTAAATCGTGGGCGTGGTTCTGGTGAACCCTCTGCCAGCGAAATTCATTTCTTCCCGTGCGTTTATTCAGGAATGGTTTCTTGGCATCCCCCGTCAGGTGGTTCGGATATTCCTCGCCAATGTCATCCGGGGTTTCCCATTTGGCCCCCCGCCCGCTCCGAAGATTATAGAGAACGTCTTTTATGGGGTCGCTCGCCCAATGGAATAAGGGAAGCATCTTCCCCTGATGTTGAACCATCGTGGCGTCCGACCAGAGACGTTTAAACTTCTGGCCGTTCTTCTCGACCGTGAAATAATTGTCGCCCGAACCCTTCAAAGCAGTCCATCCCCACTTGGCGCAATCGGTATAGACACCCTCCGGGAAGTAGCCGGCGTCCTCAAAACAAAGCTGGCGGTCCACCCCATACATAATTCTCACATCCTCGCATTGCTCCGCCGTCGTCACTCGGGAGAAGTAAAGTAGCCGGGATGACCCATCCCGAAACCAAACCCTAACCAGAATCCAGAAGTGATCCCGCTGGCGGTCGATGGTCACAAACCGCATAGCCTCGTTCTCGAGCTTGGCCGCTGGATCTTTGATTGAAGAAAGCAGATAGCCCGACCCCTTCAAAAGAATCACCTCTGACAAATCTTCCTCCACCCATGGCAACGCCCTCCGCTGCCGGGTGAAGTCCATCATGGCCTGCGCAACGCCCGCTTTCTGCGCTTTGCGCGCCTCGAGGAATTGGCTTACCAATGCCCCGAACTCACGCGCCACAAGACCTTCCCATCGGAAGCTTCTATTCGCAGGTGAAGCATCTGGTCTTTGACTGATATACTCGCCGTCACTGTTCCATCTAGCACGAGTGCGAGCAG